AGTAATATCAGCGAGAGTAGTTGTTGCAGTAATGTTGAAAGTATGGCCTGCAGCCACTACAGAGGAGGTGGCAGTGATGTTATAAAACTCAGAATTCGAAAAATCCATACTTGGAAATTCTGAATTCTTGATGATTAAGTCATCTACTACTATATACGCCGTACTGGTTCCCTGTAGGGAAAACGCTGTGGCTAAAGCAGCCTTACCCAGAGAAATGTTTACCAGATTAATCTCATCCAGACGTATTCCACCTGGGAGGTTAATCTGCAACGTCTGTGAGGCTTCCATGGGAGTTTCTACATCTACCGCTCTAGCCCCGATCATACTGGGAGCTTCGTATACCGCTCCAGCCATGGGCCAAGTAATCTCCTGTTCGCCTTTACTTAGCAGGAGAAACATGGATGCCACAAAGCCCAAAACTACAGTAGCAAGAGAAATTACAATTAATTTTCCCCCACCAAGATAGAGACCCGAAGGGAAAGGATTAACGAGCTTACCAAAAGTAGGGAATTTAAAGGCCCCAAATAGCCCTCCCAGCTTAAAACTAGGCACTGGCACCTTCAAAGAAAACTTCCTACTCTTGAATTTCTTTTTATCGTCGCTCATAGTTCCTCCTTAAGACCAACCAATCTCAGAACACGCACTACTTCTCTTCATTCTTCTTCCTAACATCATCTTGCATCATACTCACGACCACACTAGCCGCTGCCGTCACAGGATTAGCAAAGATTGCGAATGCCACAAGGATTATATCTAGGTGCGGCGCAATTTCTGCTGGTTTTGATGTTGTTTTCCAGACTATAAGAACTCCTAATGTCACAAATGCTAAAAATAACGGACCTACAAGTACAATTGTCAGAAATTGTGAGCCTGTAAGTGTGGTTTTAGTTTTTGCTTCAAGCTCCACAATTTTAGATTTAGCATCTATAAGTTCGATCTCTAACTGTTTCTTTGTTACTCCAGCCTCTTCTGTAGATTCTTGCTCTTCAACCATGCCTTACCACCCTTAGTCGCCACCACCTTCACCATCACTATTATCCACAGCTAAAACGTCTTTTGCTAACGCAATTATGCCTGCTATACACCCCACTGTTACCTCATTAAGCCCCGCACGCATTCCATACATTGCCACTACCCCCAAAATTAGCAGAGCTAGAAATATCTGGGGACGTATTTTACCTACGAATAAACTTAAATTTTTCATAATCTACGCCCTATTCTTTCCTGCCCTTAACCTTACAGGGAAAGCAAACCCTCTCTCCCCTCTTCACATTCAACTTTGCCCCACATGCACATTTTATCCAATTACGTCTTGCCATTTTTCTCCAATACAAAATGGGGCAGCCAAAACGACTACCCCATTTTTCTAACGCTGGTCAAAAATAAAAAGTAGTCGAGCTGACTCGTACCACCGCCCATACTATTCAATTTTTAAAAATTAATAACCTACTGCCATAAGCCTTATCTTGGCACCAGTTATGTTTATGCCAGTAGCAACGATGCTTGGACCCACTGCAGCCAGGTCTGCTGGCCCCAAATGGTGGGTAGATATTGACTCCTGAGTATAGTTATATACAGGGAAATATCCTGTATCAGCAGCAGTCACAGACTGTGCCGCTGTTTGAGTATCCCCTCCAGTATTACTGAGAGAGAACCCACTCATCATGACTATATCAAAGCCTGTAAGACCAAGCTCAGATGGAGTATAAGCATCTCCCGTCGCTGTGACGGTGCTCGTGCCAGTAGCTTCTATATCTGCAGTAACAACTCTCTTGTTACCAAAAACGCTTCGATGAATAATTGTAGTCGTCCATGTAACAGCCATCTAGAAAGCTCCTTCTCTTGCCGCTTCCACCTTTACCAACCTCTCCAAGGTCTCCCTCGGATACTTACGACAAGAAATGTTCAAATTGTAATTAAAAAACCAAAGGAGAGTAGGGGATTTTACTCCCCTACTCTCCACTAGCAACCCAAACTTAAGCGTTCAGATCGGTGATCTTGGAATGCGTATCGATACGAAGTGCTCTCAACTCACCAATGGTGTAGAAGAGGCCCCTAAGGACAAAAGCATTCGCCTGGAAGAAGTCCCGGTTGTCGATGTACTGCGTAGGAGCAGCAACAGCGAGTTCCAGATACCTTGTATCCAGTACGTACACGTTAGAGCCAAGTTCAGCGTCCGCCGACGTGTAAGAAGTCTGAATGTCGGGATCCACAATGACTGGAATACCCCTGTAAGTCGAAACCTGGAACCCAGCATGCGAACCGGGAAGGGTACTCTCGTCGCCCACCTTGACAACGAACTCGCCCCAGTCCATGTAACGCTGCTGCGCCTGTAGGAGCGAAGAAAGTCGGTCAAACTGATCGTAACCCATAAGAATTACGTCGGGATCCGCACCATTGATACGAACTTCCCTAATTGCCTGATCTAGGAGAGACAGAGTTAGGTTCCTGCCAGTACCACTGTTACTAAGAACAGTTGCAGCAGCATTCCACGCACCCGCCGTCCTAGTGGTCTGATTGTAAACGTCCGCACCGTTGGTAACGGTCACCCCAGCAACGACACGGGCATCCTGCTCAACAACGTCATCAATCGATGTCAGGCCAGCACGGGCTTTCGCATAAGCAATTGCACCGTCTGTAAGGTTTCCGCCACCCGTGTAGGTAATAACGTTGCCCGTGATGCCAGAAATTACCTTGGAAGCATCACTCAGGCTGGAGTCACTAATCGTGTCACCAATCCTAAACGTGTTACCTGCACCAAGTACGGCACCAGTGGCAGAAGCACCACCTACAGTGACAATTCCGTTTGAGCGAAGTAGAAGCTCAGAGTTAAGCTCCTTGATGTGATCCCTTGCAGCAGCTTCCTGCTCGACTGCAAGGTTGTCACCCATGCCGCCCTCTAGCCCAGACATAATCTGAGATTTCAGGCTGACACCAAAGTCTGTAGCCATGATCCTAGGTGCCGAATCCACTGCCTGATAGGCAGAGACATCGACAGTAGGAAGTGCTCCAGTCTCGGTCACTGGTCGAGATCGGTTAGATCCACGGTCAGAACGGACACGCCAACCAGTTGTGGGACCCCACTGTACTTTTCGAAGTATGTTCCAGAACCGGGTCTGGTTGTTCAATGCGTCCCAGACCTTACGGCCATAGGTAGCGGTGAACACGTCTGATACCTGCAGGTACGTCTGCTTAGCAAAGTACCCAGGTGGCATCAAACTTGAGCGAAGATTTCGCTCAGCAGCCCCAATATATTCAGCTATCGAGAGATCATTCTGATTAGCCATTACTGTGCGCCCCCATTCCTAGGATAGTAGTAAAGGGTTTGCGGCGTAAGCTCACCAGACTGATTCCTCATCGAGTTGACCTTCTTGAAGGTGCCTCGAATGTCGTCTGCATCATTACCGCCCAAAATCTGTTCCACGGCATCGGTAAACTGCTCTTGCGCTGCCCAGTTGGCTTCAGGATCCGTCTTAGCAAAAGACTCGCCCTCAACGCCAATTCTCTTATCAGGCAGGACATTGGATGAAGGATTTACGCCAGCACCAACGGGTGCCTGCGATGACCTTACTGCCTGATCTCCCCTACTGGGAGCTAGATTGAATTTCTTCATCCCAGCAGAAACGCCCTGTTTGATCTGATTCGGCATAGCCTTCTTAATAATATCCAATTCACTCTTCAGGCTACCGAATTCAGACCTCTCGGTCTGCTTCTGGACTAAGAGACCCTTGATGTCTTTTAGAAGACTTGAAACGGCTTTGTCGTTGCTGCGGGCCACATAGCTTGCTGCAACGCCTTCCATCTCTTCGTCTTCTTCTTCACCATTCTCGTCCAATAATTCGTCTTCTTCACCAGACTCCTCCATAGAAGGAAGACCATTCTCGTCCTCTTCTGGTGGGAATCCATTCGCCTCTTCCTCGTTCTTCTCTATCTCTTCCCCATGGTGCTTCTCTAGGCCCTCAGGAACTCTTCGCTCTTCCCCTGGGTAGGAGTATCCAGCATTGTCGCCACGTGAGCCACTCTGCTGAACGTCCATACCCTCCACGTAGTGCTTAGAAACAAAATCCTTAAGGATCTGCTCCAAGTCAGACTTATGGATATAGGCATCCTCGGACTGCGAACCAGCTTTTGTCGAGTTCTGGTTCTGGGATCCGAATTTGTCCCTACCCACAGTGTCTCCACCAGTGATGGGATCGAGCTTAGCCTGCCAGTTAGCAGGAAGTTCCTTGTTGGCAGCATCTTCACCACGAACATGCGGGGGATAATTTACCGCATACTCCTTGGCAATGTACTCCCGAAGAGCTTTGAGAATAGGCAGCAATTCTTCTTGACCTTGGCGATTTGCCATATTCTTAACCTCCTTTAAGGTTACTAAATACTATAACGACTAAATGTTACAGATGTAAAGTTTTTTTGCAAAAAGTCTATATATTGGAAATTTAAACACTAACACCCTGGATATTGAGGTTCGAATCGTACTCAACTTGAACACCCTCATAGCAATCCGGGCATACCTGTGCGTCAGGCAATTGAAGAATATCTGTTATGTAAGAATTTTGATTCATGGGCTGAACACACAACGTAACTTCATACATCTCCATATCCGTAACCTCAGTCCAGCATTTACCATGATCGCATTTCAACTCTTTATTTTTAGCGTTACCGGCGATACTGAATCCTCGTAAAGTGCCCTTCATAATTTCTCTCATAGCTTTACGAGAAACTTCAAGATCCCCCCTAAGGGCGGCTACAACGAACATTCCCTCCTGTCTGACCTCTGTTTTCCAGACCTTACCGTTCTCGTCAGTGAATTCAGGGATAATCTGACCAACCTGTATACCTGAATGGAAAATGTTCACATTGGCATATTCAGGACGCTTCAAAAAGTCCTCTAAAGCCCTCTTCATGCCCTCTATACCAATTCTGTGTCCCTCTTGATCAATAACATAATAATTTCCCCACCCAGCAACAACTAAAGTATTCTCAGTGTCCATAAAATCAGTCTGTTTCCTGACACCATCTGGAACCAAGACTTTCATAAGACCCACATCTATGTTACTGGGATCATCTCCACTCTTTGCCAACATGGGGGAAAGCAAAGTAGATATAACACTAGAAACAGCATCCCCGAACTGGTTCTCAGGCGCAATACGAGTATCGGAAGATAAATTCGTATATTGCTCCGCAGCCATATCATTAATACGGAGTCTGTGAGAATCTTCGTCTATAAATTTCCTTCGAACAACTTCGTTCTCGGCCTTCTCATCTAGTGCTGCTGGCTTATAAGAATCTTCATTATCTGCAATGACTAAATTACTAACATCGTCTCCTAGAGGTTCCTGCTCCAAAGGCAAATATTCATTACGAACACCCCTACCATCCATTCTCTTCCTAGATTCAGAATCCCCCGGCTTATGCCTATCCACTGAATTAGATCTTTTGGCATCTTTTGTCTGCCCAAGTTCAGGTACATCGGGGGCCGGTAGCTGGGACAGCCCCTCCGAAGTACCATAAACCTCGGCATTCTTCTCTAGGCTGTTATCTACCGTCTCAGCCACATTATCAAATATAGTCTCTATTTCGGCTTCTTTTTCCCCTTCTTTGTCGGAATCAGACTTGGTGACTCCTACTGATTTGGGCTTTAAAGCACTGTCATAAGAAGTAGGAGTTCCACCCCCACCATATGTAGCGGTGTGAGTGCCACCAGAGGTCATAGCGGTTCCACTACCGCCACCATCTCCACCAAAACTTCCCCCTCCTCCACCGTCACCCCCTCCTCCACCGTCTCCACCGCCTCCACCACCATCTTTTATCTCAACCAACCTAGATTCAAAAGTATTTACTTGGGATAATCTATCGTGATGGTCACCATCATATGATCCAACAGCATCTTTTCTAACAAGTGGATCTTTCTTTCTAAGGGATCTCAAACTTGAATCAAATTCCGAAGCCTTCTCAGCCTCATCGACATTAAAAGAAGCGTCTGGAGTTGGAATTATGTCTGAGCTTCCATCTCCGCCTCCCTCCACACCCTCAGATCCTGCCCCCTGAACAGCATGCGGTTGCACACCTATTTCAGCATCCATAGACTCAGGTAGATCTACCACAGCCCCAGAACTAAAAGCTTGAGATCCTACCGTCTCTGCACTGGAAAGGGCTTCCTGGCTTGAAGTAGACAATCCACCCTGTTTGCTTTGAGCCGAAATTGGTTTCTGTTCATCTTCTGGCCTATTCACTGTAAATGGATAAGCTTTCTGCTGGACATCAAGGCTCCTAGAATCAACCAAATTGTGATATATATCACTCATATATGAGCCTGAGAGAGAGATCTTATCAAGAATCCAAAAATCTAATTCTTCATTGTCCCCTAAAAGACCTATGAGCTTTTTAGAGTAGTCATTAATCTTTATAAGTGTTTTTTTGGCCCCTACTCCTTCATCTTCACCCTTCTCAAGCCGCTCACTTAGCCGCTCTTGATGAATACCTCTGGGCTGCATGCGACTATCATTTATAGTTTCTGGATGCCCTGGATCCCACCCCTGAGAGTCGAACTTCTCTACATACTCACTATCGGCCTCTGTGCCCCATATAGGAGATTCTTCGTTCAGGGGCCGTCTAAGACCTTTCCAACTCTTATGTAGATAGGGATTATCATCCTCTAAATGTAACTCTCCAGGATCCTTATCTTCTTCCTCATCCTCAGATACTGGATTGTTGTCTGGGTACTTAAAAACTCCCCTGGATTCCTCACTGTGCTTAAGTCCAACCTGATTACGAAGGTGCTTTAAATTATCGCCTATCTCTCTGGTTTGGGGGCCAGTCCTAACTCCCGAAGGAACATAAGCCTCCCCCACGGATTGCAAATGATCTCCCAAATCAGTTATATCTCGTTGTTTATAAATCTCATTGCTGACACTGGTGGACAGATAAAGCCTATCCTCAGAATCATCCATAGTGGTAGTGATCATTTCCTTTAATTCGTCAATATTGTAATCTGGGGCTAAGGGTACGTTAGCCAAACTTCCTGTAGAAACCCATGTGAGTGCCTCATATTTTTCAGGAAGAACTACCTGACCAGACACTACTACAGTGAATATAATCCCGCTTACATGTCCTTCACCCATACTGACAGAGCCAAGCTGCTTAGCTTTTCGTGACTTTAAATTCAATAGGGCAATCTGGCGTTTCAGGGAGTCTCTAAGGGTCTCATCACTCTTTTTTAGCCCCCCAGGGAGTTCCCAATATGGAGCACCCTTGCGCTTTACAAAGAGAATCTCCTCAAAAGAACTCTTAACTAAGAAAAATACTCCCTGATACTCTGAAGTGTTCTCAAGCC